GCTAACCCAAACCTGCGGGTGTGCGGTCTGACCGCCACGCCTTATCGCTTGGGAACAGGGTGGATATTCAGGCAACATGCGGACACGACGGAAGGCGGCTCAGGCCGGATCAACGGCGATGATACCTGCCGCGATCCATATTTCACCAAATGCGTTTACCAGATCGGCGCGCGCGATTTGATTGATCAGGGGTTCCTTACGCCCCCGGTGATAGGCCAAATCAACGCGACCGGCTATGAAACGGCAGGCATGGCGCTGAACAGCCGAGGCCAGTTTGATGCAGATGCAGTTGACCGCGCCTACCATGGGCATGGACGCAAGACATCTGCAATCGTTGCTGACGTTGTGACGCAATCAGCGGCCCGCCAAGGGGTGATGTTCTTTGCGGCTACCGTCCAGCACGCGCAAGAGGTTATGGCATCTCTGCCGCCGCATTTGACGGCGCTGGTGACAGGTGAGACGCCGAAGGGCCAACGCGACAACACGCTTGCCCGGTTCAAAGCAAAGACACTCAAATATCTGGTGAATGTGTCGGTATTGACGACTGGCTTTGACGCCCCGCACGTTGATGTGATCGCCATTTTGCGCAAGACGGAAAGCGTCGGCTTGCTACAACAGATCATTGGCCGGGGCCTTAGATTAGAGCCGGGAAAAACCGATTGCCTGATCCTCGACTACACCGACAACCTTGAAGACCATTGCCAGGATGGGGACTTGTTCGCGCCTAAGATCAAAGCTGGCAAGGGTGGCGATAGCGAAGGCGGAATGGGCTGCGTTTGTCCACAGTGCGCCTATGAAAACACGTTCTCAGCCAACCCCGTATATCTGGAATACAAAAAGGATGAAGCGGGCTACATCCTTGATATAGACGGGCATCAGGTGCAATCAGAATTTGGGCCAATCTCAGGTCACTTTGGGCGTCGGTGCATGGGGCTGGTGCAATCAGGCAAGCGCGGCGAATATGAGCGTTGCAGCTATCGGTGGACCTTCAAGGAATGCCCCCATTGCCTTGCTGACAACGACATTGCGGCACGATACTGCCGAGAGTGCCGTGGAGAGCTAGTTGACCCCAACGACAAGTTGAAAGCCGAGTTCAAGGCTTTGAAGCGTGACCCGACACAGCGGCAAACCGATGAAGTCACCAGCATGGTTTGCGTCCCCGGCATGAGCAGGGCTGGCAACAAGACAATGAAGGTCGAGTGGCAGACACCATACCGCCAGTTCACCACATGGCTACAGCCAGAGGCTAGACACAGCCGGGGGCAGGCGGAATGGGCTGCGTTTGAGACTGTGACCGATGGCGCGACCAAAGCCCCCAAAACTGTCACCTATCGCAAGAACCCTGATACGGGCTTCTTTGAAATTCACGCGTTCAACAGGCAGGCTGACAATGCGCCAATCTGACTTCACAGACCTCGCCGCCGATGGGGTTCTGACCTTTGGGGATGTTGCCTTTCGGGGATCTTGCCCCAAAGAGGAAATGGAGCAGGTGACATTCTTCAACCGCCTGCGCCGGGAATATCCTGACACGCTGGGGATGGTGGCACTTCACCCTCGCAATGAAGGACTAAAGGAGCGTGGGCATATTTCTTCTGTGACCAAGCATAAGGCCGAAGGCATGACCCCCGGATCGAGCGATGTAATCATTCCGGCGCGGGTTTCGTTTGTATGTGAAATCAAGCGCCGCGATCATAGCCAAAGCAAATGGCAAGATGGGCAGATGCCTTACTTGATCACATCCGCCAAGCTTGGGGCTTTCGCCTGCGTTGCCTTGGGATGCGATGCAGCTTGGCAAGCGTTGCAGGTTTGGCGGGGTCTATCAGAAGATGGCTTATAGATCAGCATCTCACATTCCAAAGCCCAGCGAACAGCTTGCCGATTTGATGATGGGGCGCGCAACTTGGGCTGATAGCCCAGCCTCGATCCGATCATGGGCGCAAAGGTTTATCTATGACGCGGCCGAGCAGATATTGGCAGCGGACAAGCCGAAACGCAAAGACATGATTGCAAGAGTTCCTCCGCATATGCGGGGAATGGTTGAGACTGAAATCAAGCGGCTTTTGTCAATACGGACCCGATAATCTCCCCCGGCACTTCTCGGTTAGCGCCTGACCGCGCCGGGGGATCGTCTGGAGTATCGAAAACGCCCGCAATGCGGACTGTTGCACCTACCTTGCAAGGTTAGGTGATCCGGGGTTATCCCGAGATTAGTTGGCCCACTGATCAGCCACAGCAGGCAACCCATAGCCCAGCGCCAAGCCTTCCATCAGGCGGTAATCCTGCGATGCGGTGAAGCCGCCGTTGCCGATGGCTGCGAGGTGATCGCGGGCTATGGCGTCCCAATCGGTGGGGATAGTCATGCGAACAAATCCCCCGCCGATGATTCAGCATCTTTCATGTTGCGGTTTGCCTGCGCCGCGTATTCCGGCTTCAACTCGAAACCGATGTATTTGCGGAACGACTTCACCGCCTGAAATCCAGTGCTGCCGATGCCGTTGAACGGGTCCATAACCACATCACCCGGCTTGCTATAAAGGCGAAGGCAGTTGGCAATGGTATCAAGCTGCAACGGGCAAACGTGTCGCTCGTCATGCTGCCCTTTTGCCGCGCGATAGCCGTTCAAGACGTTGCCTTGATTGATATTCATCCACACAGGGCTTGCAAGTTTCTGCCACTCGTAAACGTCAAACTCCGCGTGTTTGATCAACTCCGCAAGCAGATCATCATCAGGCACTTCGGCGCACAACCCTTCCCGTCGCATGTGATCAAGCCAACGGCGCGCGATTGGCAACGATGCCTTGATATCCCCCGGCGCGCAATGCTCAATCCGATCTGGATTGTCGCCATCCTTGCGGAAAAACAGCATATAGTCAGGCATCCCGACGCGGTTCATGGCGCTGTCTTTGCGGATCTGCTTATAGAGCAATCCCAGCGCCTTCGTGCGCTGCATCTCGACTACGGGGTCTTTCCAGATTGTTGCGCGGCCATGATAGATCAACCCGGCATCAGTGTGGGCCTTGATCAGATCGCCAGAGAAGTCTTGCAACCCGATAGCTCCGTCGCGGCCCTTGCGCATTGGCAAGTCTGTGCAGTGAACGCAGGCAATGCGCCCCGGCTTCATCACGCGGGTCAGGGCCTCAGCAAAGAACCGATACTGATTGATGAATTTCTGCCCGGTTCCTGCGTTTCCGAGGTCGCGTTCGCTGTCGCTGTAAACGAACAAGTCCCCAAACGGCGGCGAAAATATTGTTAGATCGACGCTGTTTTCCGGCATGGCGTGCATGCCTTCGATGCAGTCAGAGTTGTGGATTGCCCAACCTGCGCCCGAATATTCCGGCTGTTTCAATGTCGTATGTTTCATGCTGCCACCTCTGATTTAAGCCACTCTGGGAAAGCCAAATCCAGCGGGCGATTATATGCCGTCCGGGTTTTAGCCGTTGATTGTGCCGACTTCATGGCGGTTGCCATGCGGCGTTTCATTTCATCGTGTTTCGCGCCCTTTTCATTGATCACGTCCCAGATTGCCATTTCGGTATCTGCGACCACGATATCGTTGCGCACTTGCTCTTTCTGGCCGAACCGATGCGACCGCCGCACAGCCTGATAGTGTTGCTCGTAACTGTAGCTGATCGATGCAAAGACGGCGTGCGCGCAATGCTGCCAGTTGACGCCAAACCCTGCGAGTTTGGGCTTGGTGACGATCACGCGGAAATCGCCGTCGACAAATCCGAGCAATAGCGCCTCTTTCTGATCCGGCGTCATATCGCCGCGAACCTCGCGCGCGTCTGGGATAAGCTTTGCCAATGCGGCGCTTTCATCATTGCTTTCGCACCAGACAGTGACGGGCTTGTCATGGGTTGCCAGTTCCGCAGCCTTAGCCACGCGGTCAGACATGGTGAGCCGCTTCTCTGCATGGAACGACGTTGCCGACAATTCAGGGATGCGGAACAACATGCCTTCGGTGCCGGTGCTGCGGTCAGCGTCAACAGTGTGCAACGTGCGCACCACATCGGGCAGGATATACCCCGTATCATCTCCGCCGAGATCGGATGGCAACGTGGCGCAACGGCTCCAGCTTGCAACCCACTGCCAGAAATCCTCGACCGCATGACCCTTCAAACGCCAGTCCTGCGATGCTG